CTTATTACGACCTAAATAGCGGAACTGTTAGTTCAAGCGGAACTGTTGTTTCGGCTTCCATGACCTCGTTTGGCAACGGCTGGTGGCGCTGCGTCCTTGTGATGACTGCCAACGCAACCGGCGCGGCTGCGGGCCAAATCTTTCTTGCTCAAAGCAATTCGATTACCATATTGATAGGAGACGGCACCAGCGGCGTGTTTCTCTATGGCGCGCAACTCGAAGCCGGCTCCTTCGCCACCAGCTACATTCCCACCGTGGCCTCCACGGTCACCCGCGCGGCTGACTTGGCGGTGATGACGGGATCAAACTTCTCTAGCTGGTACAACGCCAGCGAGGGGACGTATGTTGTTAGCGCCGATAGCTTTCGTGGAACGGCGGGGGCTGGCCGTATTAGTCAGTTTGACGACGGCACGACCGCCAACAACATTCGATCCGGGCAAAGCACACTTCAAGTGGTTGACGCTACGATTGTGCAAGTCAATATTGCTGGCACACCGCTTATCCCCTTCGATGGCACGGTGTTTCAGTTTGCATCAGCCTATAAGTTAAACGACTTTGCCACCGTTACAACGGGCGCTGTCGCAACGGATACAAGCGGAACCGTCCCCACCGTAAACCAACTGGTACTTGGTAGTGGGGGCAGCATATCTCCCACAACCTTTATCAACGGCCACATTCGCACCTTCACCTTCTACCCGCAGCGTCTGCCCAACACGCAGCTACAGGAACTCGCGGCTCCGCCCTTGGTGGCGTCTCTCAGCCTTGATTTCATCAACGGCACATATCAGGCGTAAACAATGGCCAACTTCACCTTCTCTGAGTTGATCACGTTCACCCGCTCCACGACGGCTACGTTTGTGGGCAGCGATGGCCTGATCCAGTCGGCAGCGATCAACGCCCCGCGCTTCGACTACAACCCCGCCACGCTGGCTCCACGCGGCCTGCTGATTGAGGAGCAGCGGGTCAACTTGGCCACATATTCCCAAGAGCCGAGCAATGCGGCGTGGGGTAAAACCAGAGCCAGCATCACCGCAAATGTTATGACCGCGCCAGACGGGACATTGACCGGCGACAAACTGGTTGAGGACACGTCTGCTACCAACACACACAGAACATCTGTTCCCACTATCAGCATGACCTCCGGCACGTCATACACTTTTTCAATTTTCCTAAAAGCAGGCGAGAGAACCTTTGCAGTTATTGCTCTGAGCGCAACGACTGCCGGAAGTGCTTTTGGTACAAACCCTTTGTTTTTCGTTGATCTTTTGACGGGTGCGATATCAAGCGTTTCTGGAACAGTAACTGCATCTTCCGTAGTTCCTTTTCCAAACGGGTGGTGGCGTGTGTCGGTTAGCGCACTAGCTACTTTGACAACGACAAACTTTCCAACTGTTTTTTTGGCAGAGTCAGGCAGCAGCAATGTCTACACGGGTGATGGCACGTCTGGCCTGTTCCTGTGGGGCGCACAGGTCGAAGCTAACGCGTTCCCCACCAGCTACATTCCCACCGTAGCCTCCACGGTCACCCGCACGGCTGACAGCGCGATAATAACCGGCACGAACTTCGCACGTTGGTACAACTACGGCCAAGGCAGCATTGTCTTCAGCGGCGATAGCGTTCGTCCAACGGTGCTGTCTCCAGCCACCCGCACTTTTCAGTTTGATGATGGCATAAGCGCCAACAACAGCATCCGCAGCGGAAGTACAGCCACTCTTCAGGTGGTTGATGCTGGTGTTTCTGTAGTCAATCTTATCCCGTCGCCTGCGATCCCTTTCGATGGCACGGTGTTTAAGTTTGCATCGGCATTTAACTTAAATGACTTCGCCAGCGTCACAACGGGCACTGTGGGAACAGACTCAAGTGGAACCGTTCCGGTTGCCATAACTCAACTATCCCTTGGCGGCGGCGCTGGTGCTGGTATCATCAACGGCCACATCCGCACTTTCGCCTTTTACCCCTACCGTCTCACCAACGCACAGCTACAGGCCCTCGCCGCATGATCGACCTCTATCTCTCCGCACCCACAGAAGCCGACATGACCGCCGCGCTGACCGCTGCGGGCGTCATCAACGACGAGGGCTTCCCGGTGGCGGGCGTCTCGCTGGATCACATCGGTGAGATCGAGGGCGCTACCGGCTGGCACACCAACCTGCGTCTGGTGGAAGATATCGACACATCGGCGCTTCTCGGCTACATCATAGACACCCCGGCCACGCCGTACCGGGTCTGGGCATAAGGGCAGGCGCGCATGGCAAACGTCAAGATTACGGATCTCACTGCAGCCACCACGCCGCTGGCCGGCACGGAGCTGTTTGAGACGGTGCAGGGCGGAACGAGCAAGAAGGTGGCGGCGAGCGCGATCGGCAACAGCGCCACGGCAGTGCCCTTCGCCTCACTCGCCGGCCGCGCGTACATCTCGGCGTTCAGCACGACCGATCAGACCGGCAGCGTGTCGGCCGCCACGGCGATCAGGCTCGAGAACACGTCGTTTGGCGCGGGCATCACCATCACTAACGACGGTGGCGGCAACCCGACGCGCATCACGTTTGCAGCGGCCGGCACGTACATGCTCGCGCCGAGCATACAGTTCGCCAACTCAACCGCCGCAGATCACGACGCGACGTTCTGGTTCCGCTTGAACGGCACCAACATCGCCAACTCTGCCAGCATTGTAAACATCCCGAAGGCTGCCGATGGCGGCGCGATGTTTGCTCAGATAGTCATCTATGAGCAGGTGACGGCGGGCCAGTACATTGAGATCATGTGGCTGCCCGAAAACGCGGGTGTGACGGTTGACTTCACTGCGGCGGGCGCAATTGCCCCGGCCATCCCGTCCGTCATCCTCGCCGCTGAGCGGATCGCCTGATGCCCGGCGGCTTTTCCTTCGATCTCAACGCAATGCGGGCGCGGGACGAGATCAACGACGCCCTGAGCGTGTCTCAGCGGCCGAATGTGGGCCAGATGCCGGCGGATCCGGGCCTTCTGCAGCGCTTGTCACAGCGCGTGGACGTGCAGGCCACGCCGCAGATGCAGCAAATGAACGTAAATGCGCCTCTGGGCGGCGGTTTTAGCGCCAATCTGGGCGTCGGACGCATGGGCGCGCAGCCAAACATGCCCGCGATGCGGCCGCAGGTGACGAATGTGGGCGTTGGCTACCAGTCTCCCGGCTTTTCGGCCGATGTCGGCTACAATCCGGCGCAAAAAGGCGTCGGAGCGGGTGTTCGACTGCCCTTTAAGCGCGGCGGCCACGTCAATGGCGACGATTTCGCCGTAAAACGCGACGAATACGCCTCTGGGGGCGGCGCGTGGACGCGCAAGGAGGGCAAGAACCCCGAGGGTGGCCTCAACGCCAAGGGTCGCGCCTCGCTGAAGGCGCAGGGGCAGGACATCAAGCCGCCCGTGAGCGCAAAACAGGCCGCCAAGTCACCCAAGTCGGCCGCGCGGCGCAAGAGCTTCTGCGCCCGGATGGGTGGCATGGAAGGCCCGATGAAGGACGACAACGGCAAGCCGACGCGCAAGGCGCTGGCGCTGCGGAAGTGGGACTGCAAGGCCGAGGGCGGCATGGTCGAGGGTTACGCCGAGGGCGGCAAGTCGCGCGTCAACGAGGCGGGCAACTACACCAAGCCGGGCATGCGAAAGTCGCTGTTCTCGTCGATCAAATCAGGCGGCAAGGGCGGCGCGCCGGGGCAGTGGTCTGCCCGCAAGGCGCAGATGCTGGCGCAGCAGTACAAGGCCAAGGGTGGCGGCTACCGTGATTAAAAAGTCGCAGCAGAGCCTCAAGGCGTGGACGAAGCAGGACTGGCGCACCAAGTCCGGCAAGCCGTCTACGCAGGGCCCGAATGCGACAGGCGAGCGGTATCTGCCGGCGAAGGCAATCCAGTCGCTGTCGGTCAAGGAGTACGCCGCGACCACCCGCGCAAAACGAAAGGCGACTGCCGCTGGCAAACAGTTCGCCAAGCAGCCGAAGAAGGTTGCGGAAAAGACCGCCAGTTTTCGTGTGAAGGGATAGGGCAATGGACGGCTTCAAAGACAGCACCAAGATGAAGTACATGGACGGCGGCATGGTCGGCGGCTACGCCAAGGGCGGCATGGCCAAGGGCGAGGCCAAAGTCGGCAAAGTCATGGGCGAGTTCAAGAAGGGCGAGCTGCACAGCGGCTCGAAGGAAGGCCCGAAGGTCAAGAACCCGAAGCAGGCTGTCGCCATCGCCATGAGCGAGGCGCGCAAGGCCGGCATGAAGGCTCCGATGAAGAAGGGCAACGGCGGTGACGTGAAGATGCCCTCGCCCGCCGAGAGCGCAGCCAGCGGCAACCGCATGGCTGAAATGGAAGCCCGCGAGATGCGCGAGATGATGCGCCGCGAGAAGGGCATGGGTGCCATGACCGAGCGCGAGATGCGCATGATGCGCGAGATGAAGAAGCGCGTGCCGGCCACGCGCCGCGAGCCGATGCTGCCGCCGGTGGGTGCCAGCGTGGCCAGCGGCAACCGCATGTCGGCGCAGGAAGGCGCTGAGATGCGCGGGATGATGCGCCGCAAGACGGGCGGCCTCGCCGTCATGCCGAAGGGCAAGTGCTGAAACAGGGGCGTCTGGCTTGTTGCCGGACGCCACTTCTTGTATAGTCACCCCGCCAGAGATGCCTGCTCGCGCTAGTAGGCTGCTGATCCCGACCAGCGAGCAGGCTTGATGGCATACAGCAATACCATATCACAGACCGTATTCGATACCCGGAAGGTCATGGAGAGCGCCTTCCGGCGTTGCCGTGTGCGTACCGAAACGATTACGGCTGAGTATGTCAGTACGGCCGACAATCTGTTGTATCTGCTGCTGTCGGATCTCGCCAACATGGGTGCGCCGCTGTGGTGCATCGAGAAGCAGATCCTGCCGCTGTACGACGGCGAAGGCTACATCACCCTCGACGCCAAGGTCGTGGACATCCTCAACAGCAACCTGCGCCAGTTGCAGACAGTGACCGGCACCAACGCCACGACGGCCACCACCCGCACGATTACCTTCACAGGCACCACCTTCGTTACGACGGTCGGCATCCGCTGGTCGGCGGCATCCGTGCCAGTCGCCTTTGAGCGCTCGAATGACGGCATCACGTGGACGACGATCCAGACCGAAACACCCGTGGCCACAGCAGGGGAGTGGACTTGGTACGATCTCGAAAGCAGCGTTGCCACGTTGTACTTCCGCGTGCGGGCCACCAGCGGCACTCTAAACTTCAGCGAGATCTACACCGGCAACACGCCGACCGAGATCCCGCTGGCGCGGCTGAACCGGGACGACTACACGAACCTGCCAAACAAGAGCTTCCAATCGAACCGGCCGCTGCAGTTTTGGTACGACCGCTTGATCCCAAATCCCGTGATGCGGCTCTGGCCTGTGCCCAACAGTGGCGCGACTACGTCGCAAATCGTCCTGTGGGTGCAGCGTTACATCATGGACGTGGGGACGATGACCCAGCAAGTTGAGGTGCCGCAGCGCTGGTATGAGGCGATCGTGGCCATGCTGGCGTCGAAGCTGGCGCTCGAGATCGGCGAAGTGGACACGTCGCTGATCCCGCTGCTCGACCAGAAGGCCACCGTCGCCCTGTACACGGCGCAAGCCGAGGAGCGCGACAACAGCCCGATGATGATCGCGCCCAACATCGCAATGTACACGAGGTAAGCGCATGCCGATCTTCCTCGACACCCGTGGCAAGAGCACGCTGGCGATTGGCATCTGCGGACGCTGCAGCCGCAAGTTCTCCATGACCGAACTCATGCCAGACCCCAACTATCCGGGCCTGCTCGTGTGCGACGCCGATCGCGACGACTACGACCCGTATCGCCTGCCGGCTCGGCAGCCGGAGAAGATCGCCCTGCGCTTTGCGCGGCCGGACACACCCCTCGACCCCGAGGGCGCGGTATGAAGATCCTCGAGACCTCTGGCGTGCTCCCCACGTCTCGTGGAGGCGCTGGCGATGGCTCGCGCGCTGTCGCCAGCGCTCTTTCTTTCCCTGATCGAGGAACTTTCTGATGGCCCAGAGCGGCTTCACACCCATCCAGCTCTACCGCTCGACCACGCCCGCTGCGGTGCCCACGGCGGGCAACCTCGTGGCCGGCGAGCTGGCGCTCAACCTCGCCGACGAGAAGCTGTACTTCGAGAACGCCAGCGGCGTCGTCAAGGTGCTGGCGGACTCTGCCGTAACCGGCACCGTCACCTCGGTGGCTGCGTCGGGTGGCACGACTGGCCTGAGCTTCACTGGCTCACCGATCACCACCACCGGGACGCTGACCCTGAGCGGCACCCTTGTCGTGGCGAACGGCGGCACTGGTGCGTCCACGTTCACCGCGAATGGTCTCTTGCTGGGTAACGGCACGTCTGCCGTGGGCGTGACTGCCGTGGGCACCACGGGTCAGGTGCTGGTGGGCAACACCGGCGCGGCTCCGACGTGGGCCACGCTCTCCTCCAGCGCCGTCACCTCGTTCAGCGCGGGCACGACTGGCCTGACGCCGTCCACCTCGACCACGGGCGCGATTACCCTCGCCGGCACTCTGGCCGTCGCCAACGGCGGCACGGGCTCGACGACGGCAGCGGCGGCGCGCACGGCTCTGGGCTCCACAACGGTCGGTGACGCCCTGTTCATCACGGCGAGTGCTGCAGCGGCGCGCACGACCCTCGGCGCGACGACGGTGGGCGCAAATGTCTTTACGCTCACCAACCCCAGCGCGATTACGTTCCCACGTTTCAACGCCGACAACACGGTCTCCGCACTGGACGCCGCCACGTTCCGCACGGCCATCGGCGCGGGCACCGGTGGCGGCTCCGTCACCTCGGTAGCGGGCACCGGTACGGTCAACGGCATCACGCTCACGGGCACCGTGACCAGCAGCGGCAACCTCACTCTTGGCGGCACGCTCTCGGGCGTTGACCTTGCCACGCAGACCAGCGGCACGCTGGCTGTTGCGCGCGGCGGCACCGGTGCCACTGACGCCGGCACCGCCCGCTCCAACCTGAGCGCGGCCGGATCAGGGGCTGTGGGCTCTAGCGGCCTGACGATGAACACGGCCCGCATGCTGGGCCGCACCACGGCCAGCGCCGGGGCTATCGAGGAGATCACGATCGGCTCCGGCCTCTCGCTGTCGGGCGGCACGCTGGTGGCCACGTCGTCTGGCGGCACCGTGACCTCGGTGGACGCATCGGGCGGCACGACTGGTCTGAGCCTCACAGGCGGCCCGATCACCACGAGTGGCACGCTGACGCTGAGCGGCACTCTGGCAGTCGCCAACGGCGGCACGGGAGGCACGACGCAGAGCGCCGGGCGAGCCGGTCTGGGCGCGACCACTGTCGGCGAAAACCTCTTCACCCTCACCAACCCCAGTGCGATACGCTTCCTGCGCGTCAACGCCGACAATACGGTCAGCGCACTTGACGCGCCGAACTTCCGCACGGCCATTGGTGCGGGCACGGGATCCGGCACGGTCACCAGCGTTGACGCCTCGGGCGGCACGACTGGCCTGAGCTTCAGCGGCGGCCCGGTCACTGGCTCAGGAACGCTGACCCTCGCCGGCACGCTCGCCGTTACGAATGGCGGCACCGGTGGCACGTCGCAGAGCACTGCGCGATCAGGTCTGGGTGCCACGGCGGTCGGGGCCAACTTCTTTACGCTGACCAACCCAAGCTCGGTGACCTTCGTCCGCATCAACGCGGACAACACGATCAGCACTCTTGATGCGCCGACTTTCCGCACCGCCATCGGCGCGGGCACCAGCTCGACCACGGGCACGGTTACCTCGGTCAGCGGCACTGGTTCGGTCAATGGCCTGTCTCTGTCCGGTACGGTTACCAGCAGCGGCAACATCACGCTGAGCGGCAGCGTCACTTCGGTGGCCACCTCGGCAACCATCGACGGCGTCACCATCGGTTACCGCAGCATCCCCCGCTCGACCACGAGCGGCACCGCAGTGGTGGCTGATGTCGGCAAGTGCATCGCCGTCTCGGCGGGTATCACGATCCCGAACAGCACCTTTGCCGCAGGAGACGCCGTCTCTATCTACAACGACAGCGGGTCGGCCATCACGATCACGGCGGGGGTGACTACTCTCCGACAGGCCGGCACTGGCAACACCGGCAACCGCACGCTGGCCGCGCGCGGCATGGCTACCGTCTGGTTCAACAGCGCAACCGAGGCGGTCATCTCCGGCGCGGGGGTCAGCTAATGAGCGGCATCCAAATGGCGCTGCTCGGGTCGGTGAGCGGCTTCGCCCCCGTCACCAACACGTACACGACTGGCACTGCCGCCACCGAGACAGTGCCTACCGGCGCTACGCAGGTTGTCATCACGCTGGACGGCGGCGGCGGTGCTGGGGGTTACAACAGCACCACCCTAGCCGGCGGCGGCGGGGGCGGTGGCCGCTCGGTCAAGACTATCGCGGTGACCGGCGGCAACACCATGACTTACACGGTTGCTGCCGCGAGGGGCGGGCGCAGCACTAACGGCACCGGGCAGGCCGGTGTCGCCTCGACTACGTCAGGCACTGTCTCCGGCGGCTCCATAAGCATGACCTCCAACGGCGGGGGTGGTGGCACCACAAGCGCTGGCGGCGCTGGCGGTACGGCTACGGGTGGCGATACCAACACCACAGGCACTGCGGGCTCCGACATTTCGGGTGACGGCGCGGGCGGTGCCGGCGCAAGCGGGGCGGCCGGTGGCAGCTACCTCGGGACAATCAACGGCACGGCTCCGGGTGGCGGTGGCGGCGGTAGCGGTCTCGACGCTGGGGGCGTCACGTCCGGTACGGGTGCGCGCGGCCAAGTCAGCTTTGCGTACACATAAGGAGTTCCAATGATCGAGCAACTCATCAGCCGGGTCTTCTACGCCCGCAATCTCGCGCACTTCGACCACTGGCGCACCAAGAGCTACGCCCAGCACAAGGCGCTGGGTAAGTTCTACGATGAAATCATCGAGGCGCTCGACGCGCTGGTTGAGGCGCATCAGGGCCAGTACGGCCTGATCGGCAACATCCCCGCGCCGGGTGACACCGCCGGCGACAGCCTGAAGATCCTCAAGGCTGACGCGGCGTGGATCGAGAAGAACCACGAGGAAATCTGCGGCGGCAACCGCGCGATCGCCAACCTGATCGACACCGTCACGGGCATCTACCTCTCCACCATCTACAAGCTGGAGAACCTGAAGTGAGCGACGACGTTAATCTGCGGCTGACCACGCACGAGGCCGTCTGCGCCGAGCGCTGGCGCGAGACCATCATGCGGATCAAGCGCCTCGAGGCGGTGATGATCGGCTGCGCGGGCGGCATCATTGTTCTGCTGTCCACAATCGCGTTCAAGGTGTCCTGACATGAGCTTCTGGGATCGTTTCGAGAGCAGCCGCGACGGCATCGAGGACACGGTCGAGTTCACGATCCGCATGGCTGTTGTCACGCTGGCCTGCGTCGTGCTGGTCGTCGTGGTCGCGCTGGTCATCGGCATGTTCGCGCCTAACAACGTGGTGGACAGCGACAAGGTCTTCGAGATCGTCGGCCCTGCGTTCAACATGGTCATCGGCGCGTTCGTCGGCCTGCTGGGCGGCCTGAGCCTCAACGCCAACGCGCGTGACGTGAAGCCGGAAGAGCCCGCCTCGGTTGAGCCTGCGCCGCTGCCTGAGCCGCCTGCCGCTGTGGCCGACGATGACGACGACATGGCTCCGTGGGAGAAATATCGCAACGACCTGCGCTATGACGCCAACGGCGACGGCGTGGTTGATGAGAGCGACTTCCCAGACTGGCGCAATCCGGGGGCGTAAATGACTGGCAATCTCTCCACCGTTGAACTGATCGGCCAACTCTGGCCCGTCGTTCTGGCGTTTATCTCGCTGACGATCATCCTTGCCAAGATGGACGTTCGCCTCGGCGTGGCCGAGGAGAAGATCAAGGCGTTGTTCGAGTTGTGGAACAAAGGCAAATGAGCCTCGCAAACCTCCAGCAGAAGATCGGCGTCACCGCTGACGGTGCGTTTGGCCCCGGCACGCTCAAGGCTGCCGCCGCCTACTACAAGCTGTCGCCCAACCGCGCCGCGCACTTCTTCGCCCAGACGGCGCACGAAACCGGCGGCTTCAAGGCGTTCAGTGAGAACCTGAGCTACGGCGCGAAGGGCCTGCGCGGCATCTTCGGGAAGTATTTCCCGACCGACGCCATGGCCAAGGCCTATGAGCGCCAGCCGCAGAAGATTGCCAACCGCGTCTACGGCGGTCGCATGGGCAACGGCGTCGAGGCGTCCGGGGACGGGTGGAAGTACCGTGGACGCGGCGCGCTCCAGTTGACGGGCAAGGCGAACTATCAGGCCTTCTCCGACTACGTCAAGCGGCCGGACGTGGTGGCGAACCCCGATCTGGTCGCGGGCGAACTCTGCTTCGAGAGTGCCCTGTGGTTCTTCGACAAGAACAGGCTCTGGTCGATCTGCGACCAAGGCATCAACGACGCCGCCATCCTCGCGCTGACCAAGCGCATCAACGGCGGCACGCACGGCCTCGATGACCGCAAGCTGAAGACGAAGAAGTTCGCCGGGTGGCTGGCATGATCCCCAACCCGATCATGCTTTACGCGGCGGCAGGCGCTCTCCTTGTCGGCGCAGTCGCAGGGTACAAAGTCCGCGACTGGCAGTGTGACGCGGCGTATGCAAAGGCTCTGGAAAAGGCGGGAAAGCAACGTGCCAAAGCCGACATCATCCTCGACAAAAAGGCCGCAGAATATGAAGAAACACGCGCCGCTGCCGATGTGCGCTCCGTCGAGCGGACTAACACCATTCGTGAGATTTACCACACGGTGCCTGCCGCTGCTGCCAGTTGCGCTCCTCCTGACGACGCTGTCCGGGTGCTCCTCGAAGTCATCGGTAATCCAGACACTGAAGCCGCCGCCGGCCAATCTGGCGAGCCCGTGTTCCCAGTTAAACAACCCGCCCAAGCCCTTCCTCGACCCAGCCCGGCTGCTGTGGGAAAAAGACCTGATCGAGCGGAGGAATGACTGCGCGGAGAAACACCGGCTGACCATCGAGGCGTGGCGCGAAGCTAGTCAATTGCCGCAAAAGTGATATAAGGACATCCCATGGCCACGACGATGACCTTCACGACGCTCCAGCAGGACGTGCGGCGCTATCTTGAGCGCGGCACGACCTACGCGTCCGACCCCGTCGTTTTTGAGCAAATCCCGCGCCTGATCAATCTGGCTGAGCGGCGCATCGCGCGCGAGCTCAAGATCCAAGGCTTCATCAACGTCGTCAGCGGCACGCTGCAGGCCGGCGTGGCGGTGTACGACAAGCCCGACCGCTGGCGCGACACGGTGAGCATCAACATCGGCACCGGCGCAAACAACAACACGCGCAAGGTGCTGTTCTCCCGCGCCTACGAGTATCTGCTCAGCTACTGGCCGGATCGCACCGCGACCCAACAGCCGATCTTCTACAGCGACTACGACTACAGCCACTGGCTGATCGCGCCAACGCCCGACGCGGCCTATCCGTTCGAGGTGCTGTACTACGAACTGCCGCCGCTGCTGGACGACGCCGTGCAGACCAACTGGCTGAGTGAGTACGCGCCGCAGCTCTTGCTGTACGGCACGCTGCTCGAGGCCACGCCGTTCCTGAAGAACGACGAGCGCATCCCCGTCTGGCAGAACATGTATGATCGCGCGGCCGCGATGCTTAACGGCGAGGATCTCGCCAAAATCCTTGACCGTTCGGCGGTTCGGAAAGAGGCATAATGACGAACACCTACACCCAGATCTTCGGCGGCACGACCATCTACCCCTCGGATGTGTCGTATCTGGCTCTTGCGCTGACGGCCGACACGGCGCTGGACTGGCCGCTGGAGAGCAACACGCTCCTGCGCCCGGCGGCGCGCATCATCGACGTGACGCCCACCGGCGCGTACGCGATCAGCCTGCCGCCGGCCAACGAGACGGGCAGCGGCCAGACGATCCTCTTCAACAACCTCGGCCCGTCCACCATCACCGTCAAGAACAGCGTGGGCGGCACGCTCCTATCCATCGGGCAGGGCGAGCAGTGGCAAATCTACCTGACCGACAACACCACCGCCGCCGGCACGTGGCGCACGTTCCGCTACGGCGCGTCCACGGCACAGGCGCAGGCCTCGGCGCTGGCCGGCTTCGGCCTGACGGCGACCGGCTCGACGCTGTCGCAGTCCACGCCCGTCACGCTCTTCAACAGCAACTACACTGCCGGTGTGCCCGATCGCGCCAAGATGCTCGTCTGGACGGGCGGCCTCGGCACGCTGACGCTGCCCACCGCGTCCTCGGTCGGCGCTGACTGGTTCATCGCCGTCCGCAACGGCGGCGCGGGCAACCTCGTCATCGACCCGCAGGGCCTTGAGACGATCAACGGTGCGGCGTCCCTGACGCTTGTGCCCGGCGACAGCGCCACGGCGGTCACGGACGGCACCAGTTGGTACACGCTGGGCCTCGGCCAGAGCGCGGTGTTCGCCTTCGACTACACGTCGATCAACCTCGGGGGCCTGAGCGGCAACTACACCCTGTCGGGCGCGGAGCTGAACCGCATCGCCTACGAGTTTACGGGCGCGATTGTCGGCAACATCGACATCATCGTGCCGAAGACCACCCAGCAATACTGGGTGTCGAACAACACGACGGGCGGCTCCTTCACCCTGCGCGTCAGGACGAACACGCAGTCGCCCGGCATCTTTGTCGCTCGCGGCAGCCGCGCCATCCTGTACTGCGACGGTAACAACGTCGTGAACGCCGAAACGGCGGGTATCGCTGTGCCGATCGCCGTTGGCGACGGGGGCACCGGCTCCACCACGGCGGGCGGCGCGCTGATCAATCTGGGCGGCACCACGGTGGGCATCGGCGTGTTCACCGCCGCGACACAGAACGATGCGTGGACGGCTCTGGGTGTGGCTCCGGCAGGCACCGTCAACGGCGGCACCTTCTAAATGCCCGTCGTCCAGATACGTTCGCAGCCGGGCATCAAGCGCGACGGCACGAAGTTCGAGGGCGATAACTACGTCGATGGGCAGTGGGTGCGCTTTCAGCGCGGCCTGCCGCGTAAGATCGGCGGCTATCGCGCGATCAGCAAGTATCTGCGCGAGGTCAGCCGCGCGCTGCACGAGTTCACGCAAAACAGCCTGACCTACGTCCACAGCGGCTCGGCCAACCTCGTCGAGCGCTTTTACATCGACAACAGCTTCAACACGTCCGTCATCACCAACCGGACGCCGGCAACGCTGGCGGCCGATCCAAACAATATGTGGCAGTTCGACGCCATCGCCGCGCCGGGCCTCGGCGGCCTGCAGCTTGTCGCGCAGGTCGCACCGAACCTTGAGTGCATCTGCAACGCGGATGGCGGCCAGCTTTTCTTCGGGGATCTGTTCGGCACCGCGCCGCTGCAGCCAATCACCAATCTGCCGGTCGGCTACAGCGCCACCGGGGGCGTCGCCGTCTTCCACCCCTACACGTTCATCTTCGGCAACGACGGCTACGTGGCGTTTTCGGTGGCGGGCGATCCCACGGACTACACCAGCCTCGGCTCTGGCGCGGCGAACATCGCCTCGCAGAAGATCGTGCGCGGCATCGCCCTGCGTGGCGGGCCGGGCAACTCCCCGTCCGGCCTGTTCTGGTCGGCTGACGCGCTGGTGCGCGCCTCGTTCGTGGGCGGCGCGCCCGTGTTCCAGTTCGACACGATCAGCACGCAAACCTCAATCCTCGGCGCGAACACCGTCATCGAGTACGACGGCATCTTCTACTGGTGCGGCACCGACCGCTTCCTGATGTTCAACGGCGTCGTGCGCGAGGTGCCGAACAACCTCAACCTGAACTACTTCTTCGAGGGCCTCAACCAGTCGCAGCGCCAGAAGGTGTTTGCGATGAAGGTGCCGCGCTACGGCGAGATCTGGTGGTGCTACCCGCGCGGCGAGGCGATCGAGCCGTCGCACGCCGTCATTTACAACGTGCGCGAGAATACGTGGTACGACTGTGAGTTGCCCAACAGCGGCCGCAGCGCAGCCGTGTCCCCCACGGTCTTCCCCAAGCCGCTGATGACGGGCGTGGTGCCGACTGCAGCGGCAGAAGAAATCCGCGTCACTGAGGCCAGCGACACGCGCATCACGGAGACGGGTGGAGACGTGCGCGTCACGGAAGACAGCGGCGATGATCAGTATCGCCTGTGGGTGCATGAGGTGGGCGTGGACGATATCGACGGCCTGAACATCCAGCCCGTGCTGAGCTTCTTCGAGACGGCTGACATGTCGCTGCCGGTGACGAGCCAAGAGAACAAGGCGCTGCAGGTGCTGATGGTCGAGCCCGACTTCGTGCAGAGCGGCGACATGACCATGCAGGTGACCGGCCGCGCCAACGCGCGATCGCCCGAGGTGACAACGGAGCCGCACACCATCTACGAGACGCCGCCGACGCCGCAGGATCAGGTCGTGTACTTCAAGACGCAGCGCCGCGAGCTGCGCTTCCGCTTCGAGAGCAACGCCATCGGCGGCGACTATCAGATGGGCTTGGTGCTGGCGCACATCCAGCCCGGCGATGCCACGGTGATCGGGTGATCGATCCGCGCGGCATGGGTTTGATTGATTGGGCCGATAGCGTTATACTGTCGGTTGGCGATGCGTGGGCGTTTGGTCGGCTTGACGACGAGAACGACTGGCAAGATTGGGCCACGGGCTTTTTGAAGGCGTCGCCGTTTTCAACACGCGCCGCGCCAGATCCGTACCAATTCGATGACTGGCGCGAGTGGGCGATGCGGGTCTACCCGATGCTTGAGGGACAGGGCTGATGGAGTACGAAAACGATCTGATGGGCGGCCTCTCCGCTGCGATGCAGCCGATGGCGCAGCCAACCGGCGGTCTGACTGCTGCGCCGGGGCCAGCGCCCTACAGCCCTCCGATGCTTACGCCAGAACAGATTGCAGAACTGCAGGCAAGTGCCGCCCTGATGCAGCAGCGCATTCAGGCGGCGTCTGATCCAAATCGCAACGCCGCTTTTGACAAATACGTTGCTGATCAGGCCGCGAAGGGAGTTGAGGTCGCTTCGACCTACACTGGCGGCGGTGGCCCACTCGGCAGTGGCGGCATATTCGGCATAACCGATTTCGCTCCGGCTTTTGATCCCGCAAATCCGGCAGGCACCACGGGGCAGGTCGTTCGCTTTGATCCGGGGCAAATGAATGCCCCAGTCGTTTTCCAGCCCGGCCAGCAATACGTGTTGACCGACGCCTCTGGCGAGAATGTCGTGGGCCGCGCTTCTTCGGTGGAGGAGCTACAGAAGCTCGCTGCCGCTAAAGAAAAAATGCCTTACGGCTTCCAGTTGTATCGTGCAGACGAGCAAGGAGGTTATCAACCCGGCACGCAGCTTTTCGGTGAGACAGATCCGCGTACTAAAGGATTGATGGGGGCTATTGTAAATTACGGATTACCAATTGCAGTAGGTGCTGTTACTGGAGGTCTCGGTTTTCTACCTGCAATGGCGGCCTCTGGCGCTGCGTCAGGTGCCGCTAGACTGATGACCGGATACACACCGGAAGACGCAGCAAAAGCCGCAGCGATTGCGGCTGCCACAAGAGGCGTGTTGAAAGGCACTGGCCTTGAAGACGCCCTTGGTCAGGTCTTATCAGCAAAAGGCTCTGCTGTGGGTAACGCCGTGAACCCCGGTTTCTACGTTCCCGGAACCGTTATTCCAAAATTTGTGGCCCCCACGCTTTCCGGTCTGGGCAGCACGGTTGGTACTCTTGCGGCCGCACCTGTGGCGGGCGAAATCCTTGTCCAAGGCGCGCGCAATGCCGTCAGTCCTGCGCTGGCTTCCGCAATCACCGGTGCTGCATCAAGCGGCTTTGATCAGTTCCTAAGCGACAACGCCGGCATGATTAACGGTATGACGCCAGAAGAGCCGGCTGCGGCGGAAGGGCCGCAAAACGATTACCAGCCCGGTGATGATGCGCCGATTGTTGTTACCGGCCAGTCGCCTCTTAACATCGGCGGGGCGTTTGCCCCCGTCGCCGGAGCAGCAGCGCCAACTGGGGGTAATCTCGACTATCTTAATGATATTCTTCAAGACGAGATTAATACACAGACGGTACGCGGCAAGCGTCCTATCACCGACAAAATTATTACCGGTGTTCTAGGTGCAGCCGGTCTAGGCGCGGTTGCCAACACGGTAGGGGCCAGCGGCAAACCCGCAACCACAGGTGACAAAATCCAAACGGGTCTGACGGGCGCGGCTCTATTGGCCGGCGCTCTCGGCGGGGGTGGCGGCACCGGTGCTGGTGGTGCAACCGGCCTCGACGCGCTCGCCCCGACCTTCCGCGCGCAACTGCCCACGCCGCGCGGTCAGTTCACGCCGCAGGCCCTCACGCAGCGCCCGCCCGGCGAGGCCGGCCGCCCGGACATCGACTACGCGCGCTACGGCTACGGCCCGGCGCGCTCGTTCTTCAACTACGTCCCCGAGACACAGGCCGAGCGCGACGCCTTCGCCGCAACCGCCGCTGCGCCCGCCGCACCGCGCGTGGGCGTCGGCACCGTCATGCCGCAGGCGCTCCCCGGCGCTGCCCAGACCGGCGCGACGGACTCCGTCTTGCGCGCCGGCTTCGAAAAGCTGCGCGCCGCCGTGCCGGGCGCGTCTGACGCCGAACTGGTTGCGTTCCTCGGCACTCCCGAGGGGCAGCAGGAACTCGCCATGATCTTCGAGGGTCTGGGCGCAACGACGCGCGCCAAGGGCGGCAGCATGGGCGGCAAGGGCCAGAGCCGTGAGAGCTTCGCGGTGAACGGCGCAGGCACCGGCCGCAGTGACGAGATCCCGGCATTGCTCAGCGACGGCGAATATGTCATCGACGCCGAGACCGTGGCGCTGCTCGGCGATGGATCCGGCAAGGCCGGTGCCCAGCGCCTCGACGAGTTCCGCGCCAAAATTCGCAAACACAAGGGCCGCAACTTGGCCAAGGGCAAGTTTAGTGTTAATGCTAAGCGGCCCGAGCGTTACCTCTCAGGGGGATTGGTTTAATGGGTTTTCTGGACTTCCTGACTGAAGGCAAGGCACCGCAGGCCGTGCCCGTCTCCTCGACGGAGCAGTCGGTGCTGCCTGACTGGTATACGAACTATGCGATGGACATCCTGTCCAATCAGCAGGCACTCGCCAACCGCGCCTTCCCGCTGTACCAAGGGCCGCGCATCGCCGACTTCACGGCGCTGCAGCAAAAGGCCTTCGAGCAGACGCCGCAGGCGGCGCAGGCCTACGAGCCGTACATGGCGCAGGCCGGACGCAGCGCGGCCGATGTCACGCAGCAGTTCATGAACCCGTACACTGAGCAGGTCGTCAGCCGCATCGGTGAGATGGGCACGCGCGCCCTCAAGGAGCAGATCCTGCCCGGCATCGAGGGCGAGATGATCCGCGCCGGCCAGTTCGGCGGCACGCGGCAGGCGGAGCTGACCGGTCGCGCCATCCGCGACGCCACCGAGGGCATCTCGGCGCAGCAGGCGCAGGCGCTGGAGCGCGGCTACGCGCAGTCGCTGGGCGCTGCCCAGCGGGAGCAGGAGCGGCAGGGCGGACTAGCGCAGCAGGCGCAGCAGCTCGGCCTGACGGGCGTGGGCGCGCTGCAGACGGCGGGCGGCCTCCAGCAGGGCCAGACGCAGCGCAACCTTGACCTCGCCTATCAGGACTTCCTGCAGCAGCAGGGCTTCCCGCAGGAGCAGGTCAAGGGCATGATCGGCGCGCTGCAGGGCGTCGCCCCGGCGGTGCCGAAGGGCGCAACCAAGGTCGGCACGGAAGTGCCGGGCGCGATGAGCCCGTCGCTGCTGGCCTCGCTCGGATCGACGTTCGCGACGATCAAGGGCTTTGAAAACCTGTTCGGGGGTGGCTGATGGACGAAGATGAAGATATCGGCGGCCTCGGTTCGGCCGTGACCGGCGAGGGCATCAATGCTCTGATGACGCCCGGTCTGTCGTCGGCCGACGCGCGGGCTGCCTTCAGCAAGGCACAGGGTGCCGTTGAGAAGCAGATCAGCGCGAACTTGGGGCTGATAAACGCGGCAAAGGATCGCCTTCGCACGCAACGCGCGGGGCCGTCTGACGCCGAGAAGTATTTCGCGATTGCGGCCGCTCTGGGCCAGCCGACACGCACCGGATCGTTTGGCGAGACTATGGGCAATCTCGGCACGCTGCTGAGCAAGTACTCAGGCGCGAAGCGCGAGGCTGAAAGCGAGCGCGAGTCTCTACTCGAAAAGTTAGGCATGCAGACCGGCACCGAGCAGTTGCGTCTGCTGATGCAAGGTCAGACTGGCGCTAGAGAAGCTCTGCGCGCTGTATTGGCGCAGGAAGGGAAGCAGCGCAAGACAGGCTTCAACCCCGTCACCGGCGTGTTGGAGTACATGGACACCGGCGAGCCTGTTAAGGGCTCGACCAATCTTCCTGTGTACACGCCGGAGCAGGCCGCTGCCGCGAAGGCGGCCATCGGGGGCAAGACCCTGCGTTTCCGCAGCACTGACGGTCGCGAGCTGGAGATCTGATATGGCCGAAGATCCGTACCTTCGCATAGGCGCTCGCCCAGCCCGCGCCGCAGCCGCCCCAACGGTTAAAGAGCGAGCCTCGCTTGCTGACTTGGACGCCAAGTATGCTGCCATGGAGGCAGAGCGCAAACGTCTTGCCATGGAGCAAGCGCGCCTCGACCGGCTGCTTGCCACGCCGATCCCCGAGGCACCCAAGCCCGCGATACAGAAGACGCGCGAAACGATGATGGAAACGCGCGGCAAAGTCATCGGTGAGAAGGCCGCCGCGCAGGAGTTTGCGCTGCCCAAAGTCGAGCAGAGCGTTTCCCGCGCGTTTCAGTCAGCGCAAAGCCTGCTAAAGCACCCCGGCTTCGAGGCGGCTACAGGCATGCCTAATCCGTTTAAAGGCGGCTTCGGCATCGGGAACATCCCCGGCACGCCGGCCGGCGACTACTCCCAAGAGCTGAAGACGGCGATTGCCGAGGCCTTCGTGCCTGCCTTCGAGACGCTCAAGGGTGCCGGCGCTATCACTGAGGCGGAAGGCAAGGCCGCCCTCGCTGCCCTCGCCAACCTCGGCACGGGCATGAGCGAGAAGCAGATGCGCCGTGAGGTGCAGAAGTACGTGGACAAGCTGGCGACCGGCCTCGACGTGGCCCGCAAACAGGCGGGCATGGGCGGCAGCCCCTTCACCTACGAAGATCTGATGCGCGAGAAGCGCCGTCGGGCAGAAATGAAGGGGCAGCGCTGATGGCTGAGCCGCTCCGCGTCAACATCCCGTACCCGCGCCGCGTTGAAGATCTTCGTGACGACGAGATCGATTACCTTGCCGGCGAGTACGGCAAGACCGACGCGCAGACCGGCCAGCTCTCCGACGAAGAGCTGGACGAGCTGCTGCTGCCTTACGCTCGCTCTGGTGCTGAAGCGCCGGAGATCGTGGTCACGGCACCGCGCATCGCGCAGCCTGCATTCGACCTCACAGCCGGCGAGATGCTGGCGGGCGGCGCGCGTGAGATGGCGGGCGGCGCTCTCTTTGAGTTTGCCGACGAGGCGGAGGCGGCTGCCCGCGCTCCCTTCTCCGACAAGAGCTATGACGAAATCCTGCGCGAGATCCGCCAGAGCCGTGCGCGCTTCGCCGAGGCTGAGCCGGGTGCCGCGATCGCGCTGAACATGGCCGGCGGCATCGCGCCCATGCTCATCCCCGGCGTGGGGCTGCTGGGCAAGACCGCGCAGGCTGCGACGGGCATCAGCAAGCTGGCGTCACCGCTGGCGCGTACTATGGCCACAGGCTCTCTGCAGGGCGGGATCTCGGGCATTGGTGCCGGGGAAGGCGCGGAAGAGCGCGCCACCATGGGCCTCGCGGGCGCTGGCCTCGGCGGCGGGCTGGGCGGCGCTATGTTCGGCGGCGGACGCGGCGCGCAGTTCTTGCGTGACGCCTACCGCGCTCGTGGCGGCGGCGACGAGGCCCGCGCGGCTGAGACGGCTGCAGACATCTTGGCTGGCCGCATCGAGGGGGCTCCGGCCGACCTGCGGACGCGCCTTGATCTGGAGCGTCGGTACGGCGTGCCCACCACGCTGGGCACCGCGTCGCCTGAACTGGCCACGCTGACTGAGACCGTCATGCGCGAGCCGTCAGCCTCTCGCGCCGCGCTCGCCACCAATCTTGCTGAGCAGCAGGCCGGCGCACCCCGCCGCGTCCAGACGCAAATCGACATGGCATTTCCGGGCACGCCGGACTACTTCGCCGCCGAAGAGCGCATCCTCGACACGCTGCGGCAGAACGCCAATGCCCGCTACGGTGCGGCCTATGCCGCCGCGCCGGAGGTGCGCGACCCGCTCATCTTGGGGGCGCTGAACAATCCCGCCATCCAGTCCGCCTATCAGGATGCCCTGCGTATGTCTCGCGACGAGATGGCGGCGGCGGCACTGCGCGGCGAAGACCCGGCGCAGTACGCCATGAAGGAGTTCATGGAGCCCATACTGGACGCAGAGGGCAGCCTCGTCGGCCTCAAGGCCAGCGGCAAGATGGTGCCTGACTTGCGCTCGCTGGACGCGGTCAAGCGCGCCTTGGACGCGCGTGTGTCTGGCCTCTACTCCTCCGGGCAGGGTGGCGAGGCCACCGCGCTAAAGGAACTGCGGAACGCCTTCGTTGATCGCCTCGATAAGGTCGGGCCGGCGGAGTATCGGGCTGCCCGCGCCCAGTATAAGGGCGACATTGAAATCAAGGAGGCGCTGGAGGCCGGGCGCGCGGCCAACAAACTGCGCTGGCAGGAAGTCGGCAAGCTGGCGCGCGAGTACTCGCCGGGTGAGCTGCAGGCATTCAAGACCGGCCTCGTGCAGAACTTGATGAAGCGTTTTGAGGACACGTCGCGCAAGCGCAACTTCGCCGACGAGATCATAAACACGCCGAACCTTCGCAAGTCGCTGCAGGCCGTCACCGATCCGGGTGAGTTCACCGTTCTGGACGCCGCGCTCAAGCGCGAGGCAGAGCTGTTCAAGGAAGGCAGCCGCGTCATGGGTGGCAGCCAGACCTTCGGGCGCGCGGCGGAGAAGCAGGCAATCGAGGAGCGCATCGCGCAGGGCGACGTTCCCGCTGCGGTTGACCTGATCCTCAATCCGACGCCGGGCAACATCTTCCGTCGCGTCATGCAAGTGACTTCCAACATGCGTAACGCCAACGTGTCGCGCGCGACGTTCAATCAGCTCGCCAAGATGCTCAGCGCCGGCTCTCCGCAGGAAATCGATGAGGTGCTGACCGCCCTTGCGGCTGCAGCGCCCGTCCGCAAGGCGCGCGAGGAGGCGTTTGAGAGCGGCGCGACCCGTGCCGGCACGGCGGCCGCCCGCACGATCGCGCCATCGCCCGAGATGGAGAAGGAAGAGCTTGAAGATCCCGGCGAGCTTGTTATCCCCGACATCGACCTGAGCGGTCTGTCCACCATGCCCGGAGCGCCTCAGTAATGCGCTCCGCCGACTTCCCCTTCGCCGTGATGCCGCAGCGCCTGCAGCGCGGCGGCAGCCCTGAAGACAAGCGCCGCGCCAAACAAATGAGCGCTCTTGAGCGCATGTTTGACAGCCCCGAGTATCTGCGGCGCGGTGTGGGCGACGCGCTCGGCACCGCCGGCCGGTATCTGTCAAGCCGCGCCAACAACCCTTCTGCAATCCCCGGCGATCTCAGGAACTTCGGCGGGATGATGTACGACGCGGTGGCCGAAGATCCTTCGGGTTTCGCCATGGACGCTCTGCTCGCACCGCTCTCTGGCATGCGCGATTTCGCTGATGTGCGGGAGCAGGCACGTGCTGCCCGTGCGGCCGGTGACGAGGAGCTGGCGAGCATGCTTGAACAGGCGGCGGTTGTCTCCGGCCTGTCGGCAATCCCCGTGGCCGGCCCGCTGCTTTCGCGCGGTGTGAAGGCCGTTCCCCGCGCCGCGAAGGCTCGCGGTGGTCTGGCTGTGAAGAAGCGCAAGGCGTAATGGGCGTTGTCAGCAAACTGGCGGCGAAGGCGGCTACCAAGGCTGCGAAAAGCAAGCCGCAAAAACCGCTTGCCCAAGTGATGCCGCCGCCGCGCAAAATCGTGGAGTATATCGATCCCGAAGCCACCGTGAACGCGGACTGGCAGTGGTCACCCATGTCTGAGGTGTATGAAAAGCTGGGAGGCCTTTCAGTCATACCGGAGCACGTCCTCGACTTCGGCCGCTTCATGGCTGATCAGGCCGGCCGTGCGGCATCTGGCGGTCTGTCGGCTCGCGATCTCATCAAGGCGTTCACCGTCACCCGAGCGAGCATCCAGCGTCAGGCGGTGGAAGCGGAGAAACTGCGCCGTGCCGGCCTGCGGCTGCCCGAAGACGTGACGGGCAAAGTGCGCCCAGAAGGCGCGTTCGGTGAGTGGCTCGGGACGCCTGCCGGTCAGGCTTACCTTGAGGCCGCGCAGTACGGCCGGCTGTCCCCTAACGCTATCGGCGACGCCGTCGCCCAGATGAAGCCCTTCGGGAAGCAAAACGATCTGCGGAATGCGCTCGAGTGGGCCGCGCTGAACCTGCCCGGTCGGCAGTCGCAGGTCTCGGATCTTGTCGCAGCCGGCCGCGAGATGGCAAGCTCCCCAGACGAATGGCGAAAGTTCACAAAGGACGTTAAGGGCATCGGCCCGAGCAAATCCGGCTTCTTGGCTTCCCTGCTCGGGCGCGGCGATCAGCCGACACTCGACGCCCGCCAGATCATTCTCAACACCGGGCGTCCGACCAAGGAGGCGTCCAAGTTTATCGCCCGGCGCGGCGGTGCCGGCGGTGTCGAAGGCGTCGAGCGCCTGTCAGCCCGCCAGAGCGCGCTTGATCTCGCGTTGCCGGAAGAGCTGCGCCCCTACTATCAACACCTCGCGCATCATTCTATATGGGACAAGGCTGGCGACGAAGTCACGACGCACAGCGACGTTGTTAAAGCCATGCGAGAGTTCGCGGTTGGAGGCCGAGTGTAATGGGCATTGTCAGCAAGCTGGCGGTGAAGGGGGCCAAGAAGGCCGCGACCAAAAAGGCTGCGGCACGGGTAGCGGCACCGATCAACCCGGCGACTTTGATCGATCGGGAATACGGCCCGGAGATGGCGCGTCGCGTAGCCAATTACGTCGATAGTAACGCGCCGCTGGCCGAGTGGCAGGCAATGGCTAAACAGTTCATGGACGCAGGCAAGCCCAACGCCGCGCCGCCGCGCCCGTCGGCTTACACCGTGAAGCCAGCGCAGGTGGCGACCGATCCGCGCATTGAGAAGCGAAAGAGGGAGCAGCAAAAGATCCGCGATCTAGAGCTGGAGATCCAGCCGCGTGCGCTTGAAGAGCCCCAGACCAAAAGCATCTTTGACCTAGAGGGTCGCGGCATCCTCACGACAATGTCTGACTTAGCGGCTGCGGGCGACGAGGTTCTTGCGGTCAACGGTGTGCGTTTGCGCCAGCCCTTCTCTCGGCAGGGCGGTCAAGGGTTTATGTTCGAGAACCCCGGCGAGGTGTGGGCAGCAGACACGGCCAACGCAAAAGCAATCCGAAACGCAGCGATGGAACTCGAACGGGAAACCGGGAAACCCACCATCCTTGCCCCGTTTACGATGGGGCCGCTGTCTTCGCTGTTTTCACATCACCCACGCGGCCTGCAATACGCGTATGCAGACACGGCCTTAGACGCACCGGAAAAGGCGTTATTGGCAAAAGACATTCGAAGCATCCTGCCTGAGTGGACAGACTTCGAAGACCCCAACGCCTACATGACGTTCATGCGCGCCGCCGGAAAGCGTCGAGGGCAGCTCAACAAACTCATGGATCGCTACCGTGATCGTGGCGGCCTCGGCACCGGTGAAGCTGTCTACGGCACCACCGATCTGGATCAGCTCGGTGCGCCGATGTTGGCGCTTCGTAACTTGGGCGAGGTAGACACCCGCTTTGGTTTATCGGAGAGCAAAAACCCGGCGTACCGCAGCGGGGTTCCCGGCCAAGGGCTCGCCCGCCTAAAGGAAGAAAACCTCGGTGCGCTTTCACTGTTTCCCGAATTGATGAAGCAATACGGCTACAAAACGCCGTTTGACTTCCCGGTGGGCGTGAACAAGGGGGTAGCCTCTCCGCTCCGCTCGTTCCAGTTGAAACCGCAGAAGCTCATAGTCACCGATGACGTTTTGCGGTTTATCGACGATCTGAGGGTACAGGGACTAGATAAGAAGTCTTAAACTTAGCTGCCAATTCCGGGCCAAAGCGTTCACTGATGTAGTCCCTGATCTCCTGTTCCGAGGCACATCCGATGCCTTTAAGCGAACAGTGTATCTGGAAATTATCCAGCGCGCGGGCCATGGCTATGCTCGTACGCTTCGGGCTGATCAGCGGCATGTATTTAGCTTCCATCACTTGCTCCTCTCAATGATCCGCTGGCCGAAGAATACGATCTTCTCGCCGTCGTAGACCGCGCTGTCCTGCCCCGGCTTGCCCCGGCCCTGCCGCAGCGCCGCGACGCGCCACGCCGCCTTGAAGGCGTTGGCCACGTCGTACTCCATGTTCAGCGCCTCGATGATGTCGTTGCACTCGGCCGTGTACGGCTCGCCGCCGGACGTGGGCCGATCGACGCGCACCTTGTAGTAGTCGGTGCTGCCGCCCGTCAGCGGGGCCGGCTCATGCGAATGGACGCAGGCCATGACCCCCGAGATCTTGTCGTGCTCTTTGTTGCATACCGAACAGGTGTAGCTCATTTCTTCCTCCGCTTCATCTTCAAAATTGGTGGTTGTTCAAGGTACTCAATCGCTTTTCGCAATCTATCGGGATCGTCTTTGAGAAGGCCAATGCCCGTGTTGCACTGCGTACACAGTATCCCTCGCGGTGTTTTGGTAAGATGGCAATGATCCGCATGGGTGTGTTTTGATGGTCTCTCCTTAAGATCGTCTCCGCATATGGCACATTTGTATTCTTGGAAAACCAACAATTCCTCTAGCAATTCGGGTGTGAAGCACGCAAGTTTGAGATTGTTCCGTTTTAATACGTCTTTGTTTGCGTCACGCCATTCTTTTTGCTGAGCGCGGATGCGCTCCCTGTTTTTGGCGCGGTACTCGGCGTTTGCCTCTCGCTTTTTTTCCTTGTGTTTTTTGTATTGCGCTCTGGCATACGCGCGGTGCGCCTCGGGCTCCAAAGTGTATTTCTTTTTAGCCAACTCACTGCGGCGAGCTTTGCTTGTTTCACTTTCGGGCATGAGCTTTCATCGCTTCCAATAAAATTTCCTGCGTGCTCTTCTTCGACGTGAGACGATCCATGACGAGGTCATCCACCGTGTCGCGGGCGAGGATCGGGTAGACGAACACCGGCCGATCGTAGCCGGCCTGCGCCTGCCGCATCGGCCCGATGCGCTCAATGATCTGCATGTGCTCTTCCAAGTTCCAGTTGACCCCGTAGAAGGCGAGGATGTTGCCCCCGTCCGCGAGGTTCAGGCCGTGGCCCGCCGATGCAGGGTGAGCGAAAAGTAGTTCGATTTCCCCCCGGTTCCACTGTTTGATCGTATCAGGGTCAGCGTCCAGCACCCGGCCTTTAGGGTAGCGCTTGCGTAGCCGGGCCAAGTCGTGTTTGAAATTGTAGGCCACCAAGACGGGCGCGCCATTGGCCTCCTCAATGACGCTGTCCAGCGCCTCCAACTTGGCATCGTGCACCGCCTCCCAGTTGCCGTACTCGTCGGTGTACAGCGCCCCGTTGGCGAGCTGCAAGCACTTCTGCGTCCGCACCGCCGCGTTGGCCGCCTCCACGCCCTCGCTGTTGAGGATCGTGTACATCTCCTCCTCCATCTCGTCATACGCGCGGCGCGCCGCCGGCGGCAGGTCGATGTAGATCGGGCTGGTGATGGGCTCATCGACGGGCAGGCCGCGCACGGTCAGGCAGATGTCCTTGAGCCGCTCCTGCACCTCCTCCTGCGTGTGGTCGTACGGCACGAGGCTGTAGCCGTCGTAGCCCTTGCGGAACCAGCGCTCGCTGAAGGCGGAGAAGGTGTGGCCCAGACGCAGGCCCTTGTCCAAAAACCACGACTGACCCCACAGGTCTTTAACGCCATTGGGCGCAGGGGTGCCTGTCAGGCCGATGAAGCGCGTGACGTGCGTGTGGGCCACCTGACCCAGCGCACGCGCCCGTGAGCCGCCCTGACGCAGCCTGAAGCTCTTCAGCCGGGTGAACTCGTCGGCGACCACGGTGATGAACGGCCACGCGTCGCCGAGCGCCTCGCGCAGCCAGACGAGGTTGTCGTAGTTGGTCGTGTAGATGTCGGCCGGCGTGTCAAGCGCCGCCTGCCGCTGCTTCGGCGTGCCGGTGATGACGCTGACGCGCAGGTGCGACAGGTGCGGCCACTTCTTGACCTCGTCCGGCCACGTTGAGCGCGCCACGCGCAGCGGTGCCAGCACCAGCACCGGGTACACGTCCTCGACCACGGAGAGCGCCTCCAGTGCCGTCAGGGTGGTGACGGTCTTGCCGCCGCCCATGGGCATCCACAGGGCGGCCCTGCGCTCCTTGTACAGGTGCGCGAGGGCCTCCTTCTGGTAGTCGTGCGGCTTGAAGGTCACCAGCCCCACCGCTCAGCGCAGATGGGGCCGATGCCGCGAGCGACGCTCTCGGGGTTGGTCAGCTCGCGGCCGCAGCACGAGCACTGGCCGAACTCGTGGCCGTGGGCGGTGGCGGCGGCGGCCGGGTCGGCGGCGACGCGGGCGACAGTCTCGCTGTCGGCGGCGGTGCAGTCGCGCGAGGTGATGAACTTGTCATCCTGCGTGATCTTGCCGAGGTAGGTGTCGTCGCTGGCGCGCACAACGTAGATGGCACCGGCGTTGCGGCCGGTGGCCGGGGCCAGCGAGAACTGGACGTTGGCGATACGCAGCTTCGGGCGCTTGAGGTGACGGACGGCGCTGTCGAAGCCGGCGCGGATCTTGTCCATGGTCAGGACGGGCGCGGTGGCGTCGCGGCCGGCCTTCTCGGCAGCCCACTGGGCCTTGCGGGCGGCGCTCTTGGCGGCGGCGTTGCGGACAGCGGCTTCCTGACGCTCGGTCAGGCTGCCGTACTTGACCAGCGCGGCCAGCATGTCGGCGTGGAAGGTGAAGTCGCCAGTGACCGGCTGGCGCATCCAAGCGGCCTCGACCGGGTTGGCTTCGAGCCACGCGGTGGCCTGCTCGGCGGCGCTGTTGGCGGCCTTCGCCTTGCGGGCGTCAGCAGCGCCACGGGCCTTGGCGCGGTCGTCGCTGCTGGTCTTGAAGAACTGCACGCCCTTGCCCTTGCACTTGAAGCAGTCGCCGACGACGCGGCCGCTGTAGCTGCGGAACACGCCGCTGCCACGGCAGGCCGGGCAGGTCTCCTTGAACTGGCGGGTGTTGGCGATCTGGGCGTCGGCCAGCACGGTGTCGAATGCGACGGGCGCGGGCGCGGCGGCGGGGGCGGTCAGGCCGAAGATGTCGAAGACATCGTCGTTCAGGTCGTCGTGGGCGGGGTTGTTGCAGGTCTGGCACATGGTCGGTCTCCGTTGCTGATGCACAGTTTATGGCACGTGCAATCAGGCATTGCAACAGGAAAAGTGAAGGGGGCCGAAGCCCCCTTGATAATTACAGTGCTTCCCAAGGCTGCGGCCGGTGGAGCGGGCCACCTTCGCCTGCGAGCCACTCGGCGGTGTGCTCGGACGGAGCGCCCTTCCAGTACAGGCGGCCGCCGACATACCAGCGAAGCTGACGGCCACCGCGCGAGGTCTGGACGACGCGGGCGACGCGCTTGCCGGCGGGGGTCAGGTCGTAGTTGGTGTTGATGACGATCTGCATGTCAGGGTCTCCGTTGCTGATGCACTCTATTCGCACGTGCAACGTATGATTGCAACCCCCAAATGCAAAAAAGTTTGGGGCGACCCGAAGGCCGCCCCGGTTGCCGTCAGAGGGGCCGATCCAGCTTGCCCTCCCACATCGTGCACCAGCGCTGGTTCAGCGGCGCGTGGCGGTCGCGGACATGCTCGACGCCCAGCGCCACGGCCAACTGGATGGCGCGCTCTTCGGTGTCGGCCTCGGCCAGCACCTTGCCGCGATGGCTGCGATGGATGCTGAAGCGTGGCGCGTTGGGGTCGGCCTTCGGCACCGGGCTTGGCGCGCGGGGCAGGCTGAAGAAGTGGGCGAAGGTGGTGCGATCGGGTTCCATGTCAGTGTCTCCTTTTCGTTGCTGACATGAACATTATACATTGCAACAACGCCAAGTTGCAACTACTTATTTTAATAGGGCGACGATCTCGTCGATGTCCTCAATCGACCGCGCGATGAACACCGGCACGCCGTCGCCGCGCATGCGCTCGATCTCGCGCTGCTGGTGGCCGCTGAGCCGATCGTCGTCGGCCTTGATCTCGATGAAGGCGGCGCGCGGCCACGTCCACCAGATGAAGCAGTCAGGGCAGCCCCGGCGGCCCTCCCAGCGCGCCTTGCGGTACTGACCGCCGCTCTTCTGGACGACGCGCTTCAGGTGCTCCTGCAGCTTGCCGGCGGGCGTCACTGCTCCTCGCAGCTCCACACCGTGTCGGCCAGCTTCAGCCTCGGCCGCTCGCCCTCGACGGTGAAGCTCTTGTCGATGAAGCGCAGCTTGTTGGTCGGCAGGATCAACAAGCGTTCACCTTTTGTCCGCATAAACATGAACTCTTTGCTCTGGCTCGGGTGCTCGCTGTAGCCGTCGCCGATGGGCACCGCCGTGAACAAATAGTCGCACAGGATGCCGGCCGTGCTGTGCGCCTGCAGCCCACTGAGAAACGTGTAGCTCAAGAGCGAGAAGTCCCGGCCGTAGCAATCCCACATCTGGGCCTGTGGCAGTGTCCAGTCGTCCGGCTCGGCGCTGAACGCGAGGGCGTGTGGGGGCAGATTTCTGAACACGGCACCACACTCAAGCATTACCGTACAGCCCCACGCCCTACTGGGGTGCGAATGCAAACCGAACCACACGGCCGGCTCAAAGCCCTCACCGCCCTCGCGGATGAACGACCGATCAACCCAGACGTACTGGTGGTGGGGTAGGGATGCGCTGCCGGTGTTCATGTCAGTCCTTGCGGTAACGATACGCCTCGAAGCCGGCGGCGGCAAGCGGCAGGCCTGCCGACCAGCTCGGGTTGGTGGACATGAGCGCCGCCAACCCCTCGCTGGTGTATGTGGGCTCGTCCGGCGTCTCGCAGACCAGCTCGTCGTGCACGCGGATGCAGACGCTGTAGCCGGCCTCCTCGGCGCGCAGCATGCCGGACATGAACACGTCGCGGGCGATGGCCTGCACGGCGTTCTCGACCAGCTTGCCGCCGTACGTGTCGAGGCGCTCCCACTTGCGGGTGAATTGGTTCATGCCCTCGTAGGACAGGCTGCCGCTGGCCGACACCTCCGGGCGCGGGTAGCACAGGTAGCGGCCGCTCGGCAGCTTCATCCGCAGCCACGCGATGCCCTGCCCGTCCGGCTTCACGTCGAACGTGATCAGGTCGCGCACGGCGAAGCTCTCGCCCATCTTGTTGATGGCGCTGCGCGCGGCCGCCTCCATGTCGTACCACAGGTTGCGCGTGCATGGGTGCGCCTTGCGCCACGCCGAGACGATCTCTTGGATGGCCTCGTCCGTCATCGCGTCGAACACCTTGCCGCCCATCTTGCGATACGCGCCGACGCCGCCCTGATAGCCTCCCGCCAGCTCGGGCACCTTGCCCTGCAGTTGGCGCTCGGCCTTGGTGATGAGGCCCGGATCCTTGCCGAGGATGCGGCCGGCGGTGACCTTGTACAGGTCGTGACCGTCGCCCCGGTCGTAGGCCTTGAACGCGGCGACCTTCCAGTCCTCGCCGGCCAGCCACGCCAGCACGCGGCCTTCGATGTTCGACAGGTCGGCGATGACCAGCTTGGTGCCCTCGGGGGCGACCAGCGCGCCGCGCACGGCGAAGGCGCAGCGCTCGCTGACGTTGTCCCAGATCAGGTGCTCGCAGTCGGCCTTCATGGCGGCCACGGTCGTCGCCTGCACGTCGTCGTCGAACCAGTCGGGCGATCGCGGCAGGTTCTGCGGCTGGAACAGGCGGCCGGCGTCACGCCCAGTGCGCGCCGCGCCGCAGAACTGGATCAGGCCGCGCAGGCGGCCGTCCTTGTTCGTGGCGTTGAGCAGCACACTGTACTTGGCCGGGCTCGTCGCGGCCGCCTGCTGGCGGATCTCCAGCAGCTCGCGCACCTGCGGGTCGAGGTCTCCGTCGAGCAGGTTGCCGAGCGTGGCGCGCGTCAGATCCTCGGTCTCGAAGCCGTGGGCGTCCTTGAGGTGGTCGAGCAGGCGCTGGCGCTGCGTGGCGGACGTGACGCTGCCACCGGTCAGATCGGCTGCACGAGTGGCCAGAGATCGTCCAGCTCGATCGAAAGCTCGTAGAGCTGCTCGTGCAAACTCTCGGTCAACGGCGACACCACGGTCATTAATTCTTTGATCACACTGCCACAGGAGCCGCTCACGACCACTATCGTTCCATGATGGCAGTCGTCCAAGTACGCTTCGCATTGCGTCCACATCCAGCCGGGCGTACTCGACGAAGGCGGCCCACTCGGCGGGATGTGTGTCACGGGTGGCTCTCCGTATCTTGACGTTGCTGGGCCTCGGCTTCGTCAACAAGTGTATCAGCTTTTTGCCTGCCTTGTCTTTGGCTTTGTCCTGCGGCACGTGCAGCACGTCGCAGATCTGGCCCAGAGAGCCGGGCAGGCTGTGCTGCAGGGCCAGCACCATCGTGTCGATGACCTTCTCCACGGGGATGTGGACGCCCTGCTCGCGCAGGACGGTGCGGTCGAAGTTGCTGTTGTGGATCACGA